GGCATAAAGACTTTAACTTTGTGTGAAGACCTTAAAGCTTTAAAGCTTTGCTGCGGTAACTCTGTACGAAAGTAAACGTGACAAGAGCCGCCGCCGCGACCTGAGAGTACACGCGGCGCGTACTCTATAGAGGGCGCGAAGTTCTTTAGGGCTAATTCCATCTCAGCTAAGTAATGGGGCTCAGAGCTTTTAACGTCGCAGTCTAATACGCATAAAAAAGTTTCGTCTTCGAGTACTGACGCACTACCAAGACGCACGCCCACGTTAAAGCTTTCTTTAAAAGTTTTCGTGAGAGTATCAAAGTGCTTACGGTCACCCGTTTGCCACTCTTCGCCTATGGGGCGCTTACTTTGGGGGTAGAGCCATATAATGGCAAAGCCCAAGTTATAGAAGCGTTTTAGATATTGTAACTTATCCACATTAAAACTCTTGCTGAGACTGATTAACCGTAAAATCTTTAGCTTTGTGGTCTGTTACTAATTTATAATTGTGGTGTATGTACTGACCGTAGATACTGTTAAAGCTCAGCATACCCATAGAGTCCTCTATCATTAGGTACGCGAGTAACGGCACGGGCGGCGTTTGCATTTTAGCCCAAGCGTAAACCGCTGCGGTCGTTACACGGCATAAAGCCGCTACGGTATGTACGCCTCTAGCGTCTATGTATTGTTTTAATGTAATTGAATTATCTTTGCTCATAATTTAGGCACTCCTTAAGTTTATGCTTAATCTTTTATGTTGACGAGAGGCCGACGCTAAAATAAATATCAGCGCGTATCAAGTACTATTTTTTAACTTTAGGCGGTTTAGGTTATGCCTTATGTTTACGAAGTGTCAGGTCGATACGTATGTCTTACTACGTATGAAGACCGTAAAATAGCAGAAGAAGCGGGCTTTCAGTTTTCAAAAACTGTAAGCGACCCGCGTCCTGTATGGTGGACTAACCGCCCCGAAGTAGCGTACAGACTCTTAGAGTACTGCGAAGCATCTCTACGTGATACATTAGAAGAAAAATTTAAGTCTTGGCCCGACGCTTCTGAATCTCGTTATGTTGAATTATCTCGACTTATGTACTCGCCTCGTTACCGCGCAGAAGACTATCAGATAGCAGGGGCTCGCCACATATTAGGACGTAAATACTCTTACTTATGGTTTGAAGCGGGCACGGGTAAGACGTTTACGGCTACACTTGCTTTAGAGTTTATAACGAATACGACACGTAAGACTAATGTCGTTATATGCCCGAGCTTTCTTAAGTACACTTGGCGCGAAGAGATAGACGATAAGAGCTTCGGCTTTTTAGACGTACTTATCATTAACAGTGCTAAAGATATATTACGTAACGCTGATATCGTTATTATACCTGATAGTCTTATCGGTAAATACACTATAACAGAGCAGCTTTTAAACCTTAATTTAGGCTTAGTCGTCGTCGACGAGGGCCATAGATTTAAGAATGAAGAGTCAGGGCGCTGTAAGCTTCTCACATCTCGCATTAACTTAGACCACACATGGCTAGGCTCACAAGCTGAGCACGTCTGCGTAATGAGCGGTACGCCTATGCCTAACTATAAACCCATAGAGCTATGGCCTATCATTAACGCTTTTGCGCCGCAGGCTTTAGGGTTTATGAGTAAGTACGAATATGGTCGAAGGTATTGTGAGAGCGTAACAGACGAGTACGGTACGAGCTACGGCGGTGCCGCTAACTTAGAAGACCTTATAAGTAGGCTTAAAAGTAGCGGCTACGTATTACATCAAGAGCTTAGAGAGGGCGACGTGCCGCCGCAAGCGTCTGACACAATTATATATCTTGACCCTAATGAAGAGAGCCGCAAAGTACAGAAGGCGCAAGAGCAGCTTATGAAAACTTTACCGCTCGAAGAGATACTTAAAATCGCTTGTGGTGAGTCGTCTAAGATTGACGCTAAGGTAAGATTTAAGTCTCAGTTTAGCGACGTATCACCTAAAGACTTTATCGCTGAGCTTAGAAAACTTGCGGGCGAGCAGGCCGCCGAAGTATGTACGCCTATATTAAAAGACATAGTTAAAACAGGCGGCGAGCCTATCGTAGTCTTTGCATGGCATAAGACTGTAATCACAAAGCTAAAGATAGGCTTAGCAGAGTTTAACCCGTTAGTTATCGACGGCGCGACGCCTATGAGTGAGCGTCAAAATATCGTTAACGAATATCAAAACGGTAACGGCAAGGTCATTATCCTTAACATTGTGGCGGGCGGTCTTGGCTTCACGTTAACTAAGGCGAGTAAAGTTTACTTTGTGGAGTTCGATTGGGTCGAAGGTAATAATGACCAGTGTGTACGTAGGCTTAGACGTAAGGGTCAAACGAAGGTAGTTGAGCCCTATTACTTTGTATTTAAAAATAGCCTTGCACATCTAATGTTAGGTGTACTAGGTAAGAAAACTAAAAACAAAACAGCGGTTAACGCCGCATTACTAAAGGAGTAATACAATGGATATGAGAAAATATTTTATGGCAAAGCTTAGCGCCGCTCAATACGACGCAGAGTACTTTAAAATGCAAGTCGATAAAATCGACGGCAAGAGTACAGACTTAGCAGAAGGCCCCGCTAACGGCGCAGTAGCAAAGCAAGCCGCAGCGAAAGCCGCAGCCGCTAAACCCGCTGTAAAAAAAGCAGCGCCGAAAGTCGAAGAGCCTGAAGAAGTTGAAAGCGACGAGTTAGTTGTCGAAGACGAAGAAGTAAGCTTAGACCCTGAGTCTGACGAGTCAGGCGGCATTAGCGAGCAAGACGTCGTTAAAGCTATTCAAGGTTTAGCGGTTAAACTCGGTAAGCCATACGTAGCGGCTTTACTTAAAAAGTTTAAAGCTAAAGCTATTCAAGACTTAAAAGAAAAGGACTACGAGCAAGTTTTAGCTACTATTGAGTCTACTTTAAAAGCGAAGAAGAAGTAAGCCATGTCAAAGAAGCACGCTAAGTACAGCCCGAGTAGCATCTATAGAGTCTTAGCGTGCGCGGGTAGCGTTAAGCTATCTGAAGGTTTAGAGCAGCGTACTAACCCCGCAGCCGAAGAAGGTACTTTAGCGCATGAGCTTGTAGAGCTTATTTTAACTAAAGACCTGACACTTGGTAAGATACCGCGTAAGTACCCTAAAGATATGATTAACCATGCCGCCGACTTCGTCGGCGAAGTGGCCCGTCAGAAGAAGAAAGGTAGTGACTTATTAGTAGAGACTAAAGTCGACCTGACTTTTATTCACGAAGAGCTTTACGGTACGGCTGACGTTAGCGTAGTTGACCTCTATGACCGCTTACATGTGATCGACTTTAAGTATGGTAAGGGCTTTGTATCTGAAAAGAATAACCCGCAGCTTATGACGTACCTTTTAGGTATCGCACACTTATATAGTTATGACTTTGCCGATTACGAAGTAAGTATCTATCAGCCGCGTTATAAGGGTAAGCCTATGCGTACTTACGTAACGACTAAGAAAGAATTAAAAGAGTTCGCTAACCTATTAGACTTCGGTATCAATTTAGCCGAGAGTAAAAACCCCCCGCTTAACATGGGTAATCATTGTCATTTTTGTTTAGCTAAAGATATATGCCCCGAGCGTGACAAGGTACTTAAATCTAACGCTAAACTTGACTTCGATAACGAGTAGGTCTGTACTGTTTAACCCGTCTCTAGCGGTAATTAAAAACTCGATAGCCTAGAGAGCTACGAGTAACTACAAGAAGACTAAGGAGTCTACACATGGCTACAGAAAAGAAAACCCCAAAGCACCCGACCGTTATTACGCCTGAGTGCCGTTTATCGTTCCCTTCATTATTTCAGAAGAGAGCTTTCGACGACGAGAGCGCGGCAAAGTATGAGTTAACTATGCTTTTTACTAAGCGTACAGACCTTAAGAAACTTCGCGACACGATTAACGCCGAAGCTATTAAGAAGTTCGGTACGACTAAAGGCGTAAAGTTACCTATACTTGATGGCGACGAAAAGGGCGGCGACGCGGGCGAGCAGTTCGCAGGCCACTTTTACGCTCACGCAAAGTCTATCTATCCTGTAGCGGTAATCGACAAAGACCGTAATGATATAGGCGAAGAAGAAGCCTACGCAGGCTGTTACGGTAAAGTCTCGGTAGCTGTTAAAGCTGAAGAGTACAAAGACCCTAAGAGCGGTAAGGTAGTCAGTAAGTACGTTAAGCTTTTACTTCGTGCGTTTATGAAGACACGCGACGGTGAGCCTTTCAGTACGCGCGGTAACGCGGCTGAAGACTTTGATAACGAAGGCGCAGACGACCCAAGTAACTACGAAGAGTCAAACGAAGACGCATTAGACTTGTCAGAATATGGCATGTAAGGAGTAATTTTATGGCTAAAAAGAAAACCACAAAAAAGAAAGCAGCTAAAAAAGTAACTAAGAAAGTTACAAAAAAGAAAGCTGTTAAGAAGGTATCTAAAAAGAAGTTATCTAAAAAAGCTAAAGCTAAAACAAGTGAAGCGGCTAAGTCGCTTACTCAAAAAATAGCTGATAAAACAGGTCTTATCGTAAAGTCTACACTTACTTACTCAGACGACACTGTAGAAAACTTTGAGGCTATGCCCGAAGCTGACGACGATATGACTATCGAAGAAGCTGAGTACGAAGAAGACTACGACACACTTTAATTACACACCCTCGACACTAACCCTTCGAGTAACCTAAAACAGTTCGCCCCGTACTGCGTGTAGAAACGGGGCTTTATATTATGTCATACCTATTATTAGACTACGAGACACGCTCACGCATAGACCTAGCAGCCGCAGGTCAGCACCCTTACGCGAAAGACCCAAGTACTGAGATACTTTGCGCGGGCTATAAAGTTATCGGTGAGAAGACTAATAAGCTTCTTTCATACCCTGCTATTTATACCGATGACGCAAGCGAAACTTCAGACTTTTATTATGCACTTAAACACTGTAGCCATGTGGTCGCACATAACGCGCCCTTTGAGCAGGCTATATTTAATCACACAATGTTAAAAACTACCCCTATGGGTGAGAAGCTTAAGCATTTACCGCCTGAGAAGTTTATCTGTACGGCGGCGTCGGCTGCTATTATGGGTTTACCTAGATCATTAGAAAAGGCGGCGAAAGCTTTAGAGCTACCGTTTAAAAAAGATACCGAAGGCCGCAGGCTCATGCTTAAGATGTGTAAGCCTAGAAAGAATATAACTAAGCGTACTGACGTAGCCGAGTGGGTCGAGTGGGTCTTAGATGACGAGCATTTAATTAGACTCTACGAATACTGTAAAGTCGACTTAGACGTCGAAGAAGCTTTATTTAATCGACTCATGCCTTATAGCGCATGGACCGCTAAAGAGCGTTACACTTGGGTCTTAGATCAGATAATAAATCAGAGGGGCTTTGCGGTCGACTTTGATTTTATTATAGCGGCGCGAGACCTTCTAATGAGTAACGAGAAGGTGCTAAACGCCGAGCTATTAGAGAAGACTCTCTACACTGTAAAGACTGCGAAGTCGACGGCGTCACTTAAAAAGTTTATCGCTATGCAAGGCCACACACTACCTAACGTACAGAAGAAAACCGTAGCTAAATTATTACATGAGCTACGCACCGAAGGCCATGAGCGCGATAAAGAACTCATAGAAGTATTAAGCATACGTGAGCAGTTAGGTCTAAGCAGTACGAGTAAGTACGAAGCTTTTTATCAGCGAGCAGGTCGCGACGACTTTAGAGTTAGAGATAACTTAATCTATCACGGTGCCGCTACGGGGCGGTGGGCGGGTACGGGCGTACAGCCTCAAAACTTTCCTAGGGGTACGGTTAAAGTTAAAGAAAACTTCTTCGCTGACTTTAAGCATGTGGCGACCGTTAACGAGACTTACGTAGACCCTAACAAGTACATACGTGAAGTTATAACTTCAATAGATGAGGACGGCGACGAAGTAACCGAGACGGTTAACGACACGCCTATTAGTAACGCTGACTACGCAAGGGTCTTCTATCCTAATCTTACCCCCACATTATCGAGTATGCTTAGAGGGTGCATTGTAGCGGCTGAAGGTAAACATTTAAACGTCGGCGATTTTAGCTCTATCGAGGCTAGGGTTTTACTTTGGTGCGCGAACGACTTAGAAGGTTTAGCCGAGTACGCTACAGGTATTGACGCTTACTGCTCTATGGCGGCTACAGTTTATAAGCGCCCGTACAAAGAGATATTAGAAGAGTATGAAATTAACGGCTACTCTGACGAGCGCCAAGTCGGTAAGAAAGTTATTTTAGCTTGTGGTTACGGCATGGGTTTACCAAAGTTTACGACGACTTTAGAAGACGACTCGATATTTTTAGATGCTGACACTATAAAAGCCGCTCACGCCGCTTTTAAAGAGAAGTACCCTAAAGTACCTAAGCTATGGCGACAAGTTGAGGCTGCGGCTATCGCTGCGGTTAAACACAAAGGTAGAGCGTTTAAAGCAGGTAAGTGTACTTACGTTATGAAAAGAGACTTTCTAACTTGCATACTACCTTCAGGCCGCAGACTATGGTACTATAAACCCGAAGTTACTTACGAGCCTACGCCGTGGGGCGAAGAGCGGGCTAAGCTGTATTACTTTGGTACTAACTCGCAGACTAAGCAGTACGGGCGTACAAGTACATACGGCGGTAAGCTCGTCGAGAATATAGTGCAAGCTATATCGCGTGACTGTATGAGTAACTCTATGATTAACTTAGAAGCCGCAGGGCATTTAATCGTACTTACAGTACACGACGAAGTTATAACAGAGAGTACGAAAGATTTAGAGAGCTTTAAAAAACTAATGGCTAAGCCGCCTGAGTGGGGTTTAGACATACCTTTAAAAGTCGGGGCGTGGCAAAGTACCCGATATAGAAAGTAGGCAACATGCACGAAACTACAGATAGACAAGCGTTACTTTTTTGTGTGATTATCTTTACCACATTAGCCGCAGTACACTTTCTACGGCCCTACTTAAACTAAGGAGTCAATTTATGAATACTAACGGTCTAGCGTACTTATACACTAAGACGCTCGCAGCTTTCACGCCCACGGCTGAAGTCGTAGGCCCTAAAGATAACCCTATCATTGAGTTAGCTCATCAGCTTACTTTCATTGAGGACGGTTTACCACATAACAGCACTGACGAGATACCGTGGTGTAGCTCTTGGGTAAACATGGTCGTACTCATGTCATGCCTGAGCGTAAGCCCTAATAAAACCGTAGCGGCTTTAGCTAAAAAACCATATCAGTATGACGTACTTAAAGCTTTCTACGAGCTATTTTTACAGGGTATTTATGTGGGCATTAAGCAAGGCTTTGTTAATAGCTTTGAGCCTGCGCTACCTACCTTTAGCGCCGCTGCTATCTCTTGGGCCGATTGGGGCAAGGCCGTACCTTTAAACGAAGCCGTACAAGGCGATATCGTCGTATTAAAACGTATCGGCGGTAATCACGTATGCTTTTTAGAAGACGCTAAACTTGATATGACGAAAGAAACTTTTAAGGCTTTAGGCGGTAATCAGTCCGATAAAGTTTGCGTCGCCTCTCTTTATACGGCTAATATCTTAACAGTACGTAGGGCCTAGAAAGCCTAAAGTATTAAAAAACAGTTTAGGCCACTATGACGGTCAAGCCCCTTTTAAGGGGCTTTTTTATTATATCGACCTCAATATAAAAGTCTTCTTATACGCTACTCGATATATTATCTAGGTCTGAAGTGTACTATCATGCCCGCTTGATTAGCGTCAGGCATAGCGGTAATTAAGTCCATACGAATAGCGTCGCCCGCGTTTACGTTGACCACACTACTTGTCATAACAGGCGCTACGATACCGCTTTGTACGTCGCCGATTTTAAATCTAATACCTGCGGCGGCTGCGGGTAAAATCTTAGGTGTCGTCGTAAAAATTGAAGTCCACGTATTAGTGCCGTAGACTGCTTTCTTTAAATCAAGCTCGGTCTGACCTGAAGACCCTTGAATAGCCTGATAAGTCCATACGTTAAATATCTCAGCGTCGAACTCGAATACATGTACGCCGTCCACAAAGTTAACAGGGTACGAAGGCCCGCTAAGCTGACCGTAAGTACCGTTAATCGTGAAGCGTTTAACTTCGTGTACTCGGTGCCCGATAAAGTTAATCATGCCGCCGATCTTGCGCCATGTGCTTTGGTTAACGCCCGCGTTACGGTTTACTTCTTCGGCAAAGATATATTTTTTTACGTCAGCTAAAATAGCCATGTGTTAACTCCTTTAAAAGTATCTATAAGGTGCGCCGTTATCTTTGTAACCGATTAGCTCTATCTCTTGAGGGCTAGCGGGCATAAAGCCTAGGCTTGCGGTTACGGTAACTAAAGTACCCACGACTGACAAGACTTTAACTTCAGGGCTAAGTATTGTGTAGTCTTCATTATGAATAATAAGCGGGTGCCCTACTTTAAATAAAGGTACTTCTGATATGTCGACGTTAAAGCTAGTCGTACTTACGCCTGATACCACATTAACGGTCGGGTTAGTAAAGACATAAATGCCCTTAGCTAAGGCGTCGTCTTCAGGGTTAGAGTTATCAGGGTAAGGCGCGATATCGACTATCATGTCTTCAGTCGGTACGAAAGCTAAAGCGGGCTCTATGTCCATTGAAAACTTATCGCTTGAGCTAATACCTTGAAAGTAAGTTTCGCCTGAGACCGTCCAGTCTTCAGAGTGTACGATAAGCTTAATACCTTTTAGTGACCGCCACTTCTGATCTTCAGTTCGCGGGGCCACAATGTCGTAAGAGTTTTTAATTTTAATCTGGTTTACTGTAGACCCTGCGCCTACAAGTGACGACGGGCTTATGATACCGAAGCGGGCGTCAGCAAGTGAATAGGCCGAGTCCATAAGCATAAGCTTAACGTCGCCCGTTTCAATCGTCATAGATTTATTTAAGACGTCCCATAGGCGCGGTATAAAGTTACGAGTGCCTGATTTTGTATCGACTAAGTTTAAGCCGTCGCCAAATACTACGACGTCGCCGACGTCAGCGTTAAAAGTATCGCCGTAGAAACTTGATACCTCTATAGTCTCAGCGCCGAAACGAAACTTATTACGAAATTGATCTTTGAGTACATTGATAACTTCTAAGTTATCTACTGTAGGGCGTATGCCGCCGCAGTCGACCGTTAGCGCACGTACACCTATCTTAACGCGGTTACGGCTTACGGTATCAATATCGACTTCGCCCGATAACATACGCTCATCTACGACGGCCTCGTTATATTTATAAACTACAGTGTTATAAAAGTACTTATTAATGCTTCGAGTGATTTTATTATTTTGTGGGTTTTGTGTGTTATCAGCGGTTAAGCGCACAAGGTCCGAAGTACCTAGAGGCGGTACGTTTTTAGCTACTGAGATTTTACCTAAGCGGGGTATAGAGTAGCCGCCCGTACTAAAAATAATTTTAGTATTGATAAACTCGTCAGCCGTTATAGTGTCTTTTAAATAAAAGTCATACGTTAAAATGCTCGAAGCGTAACGCTCTAAAAGCTTTTCAAATTGCGGTACGTCGACTTCTTCGCCGCTTAAACCAAGGCCCGCGCCTTCAGGGTAGACGTTATACTGAGAAGTAAAGCTACACGTCGCAGGCGTTGAAAGGCTTTCGATTAAACTGTTAGCGCCTAAGATGATATAACTACCGTATTGAGTCGTAAGTACGTCAGACACGATAGCGTTAACCACATTATTAGCCGCATTAGGGTCGCCCGTAATAGAAACGATAGCGCCTATCGTAATACCGTACTTAGTGATAACGTCAATACCGTCAAAGTAAACCGCGTTAGGCGTAGTCGTTTCTTCGACGTTACCTATGTGTTTAATATCGACGCCTGTTACGAAAGGGTTACCGCCTTCGCTCATTAAAAGACGAAGGGCTAAAGTCATAGCGTCGCCTTGAATACGGTAGAAACTATCTACCGTCGTATCGGTATCGTGGTGGGCGCCTTCGGCTCTTGGGTCAGCGTCGACTAAAGCCTGACGTGTACAGCCTGTAAAGCTTGTAGGCGTAAGGCCCGTGTACTGTATGACCTCGTCATCTATTCGTATGTACGTTAAAAACCCCGCAGAAGGTACGGGTAATAAAAACCCCGTAGTGTCTTCGACATTGATAGTCGTATCAGTATCTAAAATCGTCGAGCTTTGTGTGGTCTGTAAAGTATTACCTAAGTTTTTAATAACGTCGACGCTTACAAGTTTAAGGGCGTTTATGTTACCCTCGATAGCATCTCTAATGTTATTAGCAGTACTTACGCCGACCTGAAGCTGTACAGTTATATTAGTACCTAACACTGTTACAGTTTCGTTACCCGCGCTACCGCCCGAGGTGTACGTAACAGTAACAGAGGTGACCACATCACGCCGAGTAATGTAAGTGAGCCCTTGAATATCTTTAGATCGGTAGCGGGCCGCAGCCGTCGTCTTTGTAGTTTGCTTTACAAATAAGTCAGTTTTCTTTTTAAGCTCAGGGTGAGCCACATTAAGAGTAATACCTGCGCCGCTTTCGGTGCGGTCAATAATGCCCGCTATGACTCGCACAAAATCTTGGGGGTAGGCAGTACCTTGATAACCTAAGTAAAGGTCAGCACGTACCCCTAAGATATCAGGTAAAACGACCGACGGGCTGATAAGCTCGGCCATAACTAAGTCTACGTCGATTAAGTTTAAAGAAAATGAAGGCACTGAAGGCGAACCGCCCTTGTCGGGTACGACTTGCTGAGCGATAGTTTTAGAAGAAGCTTTTAAATTGATTAAGTCTAAATTATTTAATAATTGATTTAGGCCGCCGATAGTCCAGTCGTCGCCGATGACTAAGCCTTCGTCGCCTATGCGTATGTACTTTGTAACAGGGCCTAACGAGATAACATAAGGGTAGCCTTGTATCTCAAGTACAAGCTGCGGTATCTGATTTTGTGCGGCGGCTTTATTCGACGCTAAGGTCGTGAGTGGCGTTGACATTGTTAGCCTTTGGTTTGTTATTTATACACTCGGCTTCGACTGAGTCTTTAATCTTAGCGTAGTCTTCTTTAGTTAAACACACCCCACCCATAAGCGGCGAAGCGGCACCCATTAAAGGGTAAGAAGGCTGGGGCTCAAGCTCAAGCTTGCACGATACTTTATCGTACTTAGTAATCTTAAAAGGGTTAACTTGATTATGTATAGTATCTATCTGATTTAAAGTAACTAAAGGTGGGGTATATCCTTTACAGTTACTTAGGCTTATTAACAGTACCGCCCAGAAAGTCAGGCGCAGCGTTTTTAATATCGTCGGCTGAAGAGTTAGGGTCTTTAATAATTGTATCATACTTCTGATTATCCTTTGCATTATCTAGTTTAGTTTCTTCTTTAGTTATCTCTTTTTTAACTTCAGCGGCGCCGATATCATACATCTTTTTTACGACTAATACCGCGAGCCAAGAGCCAAAGCTTGAGCCAATACCTAAAGCCTTAACGGCATAGCTAACCACAAGCTTTTTTAAGTAGTCACTGAGTACGTACTTCTTTACCGCTTCTAAAAAGTTTCGCCATACCGTTAAGAGTTTCATAAACTAAAACTCTGCTTTGTTAATAGCTTCTAAAACTGAAACTTTAACCGACGCTAAAACCATGTCGTCGATAGGCGTAGAAGTGGCTTTAGCCTTTTCTTCTAAGATAGGGAATAAAATCGACTCTACGATTTTAACTACCAAAGGTTTTAATACGGGTTTAAAAGCGTCTACTACTGCGCCTTTTAATGCTTCTGCTACGTTCATAAAATTACTCCTTTTTATAACTTGCTTAAGTGCAAGATTAGTTTTTAGTTTCGAGGGCACTTACGCGCCCCTGTAGTTCTTTAATCGCGGCGTAATGCCACTCTTGGTTAGAAACAACTTCGACAAGTTTTAAGTTGAGTGAAGTCATCTCGTTACTGATATCTTTAAGCGTGGCCTTAATGTCTTTTAAAAACCAACATAAAACCCCGAAAGAAAGCGAAGCTAAAAAGCCCGCCACACTTAACAATATATTTAATAATACTGAAGCGTCGTTTAGCATGTGGCCCCCCTATTGTGTGTTAGCGAACTCGACGCCACTAATAAGCGTGTACTCTATAAAACCTACGAAAGTGACTGAGCCCCCGTACAGGCCGTTAAAATTCATAGGTACTTGAAAAGTTAAAGGTACTGACTGCGCAGGCCCAAAGTATCGGGTAAGAAGCCTATCAAAATTAAAATCGGCTGCGCCGCTAAAGCTAGCTATACCGTTAACTCCGTCAGAGGTTACGAAAGTGGCGCGGTAATTAGCTATAACATAACAATTAGTATTAACCGCCGTAGCCGCAGCTATCGCCCGATTAACTTTTAGATTAGTTGAGTACGTACTCATAATAAAACTCCTTTTAGATTAAAGTAGACCACTTAGACTCATGCGCTGTAATTAACGCTATGATAGGCGATATCTCAAGGTCAGAGTAAAACGCTGACATATTAGGTAATAAATACGCCGCCGTCGTCAAAGACCCGTTCCAAAGTGCCCGCTCTATCTGAGCCGCTGTACTACTTGCTAACAAAGCATTAAACTGAGTGTCAGTCCATAAGCCAAGCTTTAACTTGCGGCGGTTAATTTTTCTTATGATTTTAATTATCTTAGTGCCTAACTCTACGGCTTCGTCGCTCTCTTGGTCTCGTAGAGCTTCGGCCCTTTCGTCTTCGGTAGAGGTAACTACTTTCGTATGTGGCTGTACAAAATAGTCTTTATTAAACTCATACCAGTCATTAACGGCGGCCTCGTCTGCGAAAACGCCTTCATTTTTTACCACATTATTACTATCTAAAATACGTACTCTAAGCATTTTTAGCCTACCTTTCTAATCGTCATGTGACAGTTACCCGCACCCGTACTAAGTGAAGTCGCTACGTTAGATACCATAAAAATACTAAGCGTATCGCCCGATAATAAGTTAACGTCATCTTGACCGTTAAGTACATACGTGGCCGTGCCGCCGCTACCTATAACTTGAGATAAAAGAGAATAAAAAGCCCCGTTTTTAAACAGTTTAATGTTAGCCCCTTGTGTAGTACCTAAAACTAAAGAAGCGGTAGATAAAGTTATCGCTATATTATACTTACCCGACGTAGGGGCCGTAAAAGTAGTACCGTTAAAAGCCCCGTGAGTGTCGTAGTCTTTAGTAACTAAAGGCACTGAAGTATCGCTCGTACCTATAGAAGTACCTGCGGTGCTTGTATATCTTAAATTTAAACTTTCGCTTGCTGCGATAGCGTTAGGGCCTACTACTTTAGTGATAATAACGTAACCCGCGCTAGAAGTAGTCGAACTATCAAAGCGTACATCTATGAAGTCGCCCGCGACTAAATCTATCTCAGTGCTACCGTTAATCGTACCGTTACCCGCCGTAAAAGGGCTTGTGTAAAGGTTTTCAGCTAAAGAGCCATTTTTATAAAGCTGAGTAGTTACTGAAGTACCTGAAGCCGTGTTAGAAACTTGTACGCAGTACTTACCCGCAGACTGAGCAGTAAACCGCCAAGACGCCCCCGTAGTAACCGCCCCGATAGTATCACTTACTAATGTGTCAAAATTTAAAGGTGCCGCAGTACTTGAGGTCTTAGCCGTAGAGTAACGATACTTAGCTAAAACTAATCTTGTGTCGCCCACATCACTACTCATTTGTACAGACGAAGACCACCCAAGTATAGGGAGATCATGTATCTCAATACGTGCGCGTGAGCCTGAGCCTGTTACGCTAGTGCCTGCGGCTTTGCCGAAGCGAGCGCCCGACGAAGCTACTGAGGCGTAAACTACGGTACTACTTACCGCTGTATCAGAAAACATAGCGTAAGGGCCGCCTGAAGCCGCAGGGTACGCAGCCCCCGCCGTGAATTGCCACATAGACCCGTGCGAGTTAGAGTTAGCTGCGGCGCTATTAGTTTTAGAAGGGTCGATAGATAACCCCGCAGGTAACGACATAGAGAAGTCAGTACCCGCAGGCGTCGTAGTCGTAAAAGTCGATTTAATCTCAATAGAGTCGCCCACTCTGCGCCAAAACGTGCCCTCGTTAGTGTACGTACCGCCTGTAAAAGTAGGCGTATAGGCTACCCAGTCTGTAATCGGCGTACCGTAAACGTAATTACTTGGGCTTACCGCGACCTCTACCTTAAGCTCGTAAGCGGCTGTACTTGTGGTCGCTACGTGAGCGATTAAGCGATAGCTTGACCCCGTCGCTGAAGTTTGAAAAGTTGACCTAAACTTATCTGATATAGTCGAAGAGTTAGATAAAAGTTTAATCGAAGAAGGCTCTATGATCTGAGAGTTAGTAACGTCGTACAGAGTCCACACTACGTCCGAGTCAGTAGTCGGCGAGCCCGCTACGAAAGTACCTGAGTTAACTATGTAATCTATATCTATCGTAAGTACTTTAGCTCTGTAAGCAGGGTCTACAGTAAAAGGTATAGCCCACCCCTCGCCTTGTTTTGAGCCTGCGCCCTTGGTTAAAAGAAACGATTTAATGCCCGCTAACGGTAACGTCGAAGTTAACGACGTCGTGACTGTAGGACTACCGCCCGTACCGTCAATCGCTCTCGCGCCCGTATCAGCATAAGGCACAAATATAGAGGCGTTAGCGTCGTCTGCGCTACCGTTAGTAATTAAATTAACCGCACCGCCTGAGCCCGTACCTGAGCCTATTTTAGTTTCTACGCCCGCAGAGTCGAGCATATACCACCCGTCAGCTTTAGCGTATATCTTACGAAAACCAGACGCAGGCGTCGAAGGCGTAGCGCCTTGCTGCGCACCTGTTACCACATCTACCGTAGGCGTATTTAAAGTCGGCGAAGTCATAGTCTTATTAGTTAAAGTTTGAGTGTGTGAGACTGTTACGACTTCGGCCTCTGACGCTAGGTCACCGATTTTAAATCGAGACGCTAAAGCATTAGCATAAATAAAAGAGCCCTTAGTACCTGTACGGTCTACGGTAAAGCCCGCGCCTTCAGACGTCGCGTTGTTACCGTTTTTATTAACAGTAATATTAGGGTCTACTGAGTCTATAGTCGCAGAGTTTACCGTCGTCGTCGTACCGTTAACTGTAAAGTTACCGTTAACGATTACGTTGTTACTAAAAGTTTTATCGCCCGCGAAAGTCGAAGCTAAAGTATTGATAGTCGTGATAGCGTTTTGAAGTGTAACTATGGCGGCCTGCGCGGCTGTTACGTCAGCTATCGTAGATGTTAAAGACGTCTGAGTAGCATAAAGCTGAGTATCTAAAAGTTCAATAGCGCCCTTACGGCTAGAGCCGTTAGTTACATAATGTGTAGACGCGTAAGTATTTATAGCTGTATCAGTTTCGCCCGTAGTACCTACGCCTTCTATAAGTTTATTTAAAAGCGCTTGTAAGTTACTCACACTTGCGCCCGAAGCGAGCGCCGTATTAACTAAAGATACGATAGCCGCCGTCGAAGTTGACGAAGCGGTACGTGACATAAATGCAGTATTGAAAGTCGTTTGATTAGCTACTTGACCGTTAACTACGCTCATAAAGTTACTCCTGAGTGACTAAGGTAAAAGTTAGAAGCCCCGTTTCAAAAAAGTTAGGTAAGTCTTTATCGACATACTCTACTAAGTCAAAACCGACGCCGTCGCTATCCTGAGTCGATGAGTCTAAGTACATACGGTAATAAACATTAGGCTTATTCTCGTCGGGCATAAACTCGATTATATTTTTTAAAATGATAAAGTTAAGAAAGGCTTTAGCTTCTTCGACCGCATTAGGGTTATTTTTGTACTTACTATCTGAGCCGCTAACGTCTCGGTTAGTAATGTACTTAATGTTAAACTTAAAGAACTCTTCGACGCCGAAGTACTGTACTGAGACCTTCTGCTTAGACGAAGACTTATTAACGGTCGGGTTAATAAGCTTGCGGGTCATTGTGTTATCTTTGTAGTCTTGTAGTTTAAACTGAGGTCTGTACGCAGTACCTACCGCTAGAGTACCTACGAAGCTTGTTACGTTTAACACATTAGTTAAAGGCATACCTAAAAGCGGGCCTATGCTTTGAGTAAAGTTTGTACCCGTGGCCCAAAGCAAAGACGCAGACGACGAAGACGTTAACGTAACTATACGAGTCGCTCGGTTAACCGAGGCCGTCCAGTCAATCGCGCTCGCAGCGTTTAAAGCTGCGGCTACTACCTGTAAGAGTTTAGTTAATGAGTACGTACCTACAGGCACGGTAGCGGTCTTCTCTGCGCCTGCGCCTTCTTTAAAGTTTATAAATTGATTATCTGAAGTAACTTCAAAGCCGTAATAAAAAGAGCTATGCGTACCTAATGCCATTAGACGTTACTCCTTACGATTACACCGTTCTGCTCAAAGTTTTCAGTTAATATGTCAGTTATCCACATACCCGTTTCTTTTCTATCGAATACTTGGCCGACGTTTACATTAATTTGAGTGTTAGGGTTTTCGGGTTTAGTTTCTACTATCGGCGTTGTAGTATTGTTATTACCGTTAGAAGTACTTGCGCCTACGCCCGCAGACCCGCCGCCTGAAGCACTCGCGCCTACTGCGCCGCCGTTAGCGGCGCTTACCGCAGCTAAGACCGCGCCGAGTGCTACCATGCCCGCACCCGCAGCGGCTAGAGGTGGGCCGTTAGGCATACCTGCGTATGTGTAAGCCGCACCTTGCAAGATAAAGCCTAAGCCTTGGCTAATAAGCATCTCACCCATAGCGTTTAAGATACCCGTAAAGAGACCGTTAGCCGCTTCACTTGCTGATTTCGTACCTTGCGCAAAGGCAAAGATAGCGTTAGTCGCTTGCTGCTTAAACGTCTGTACGAAGGCTTTACCTAAATCTTTTAACGAAGCTTTAATACTCGTAAACTGAAATAAGGCGCCTTCGCGCATACCCGCAAGTACCGCGCTCACGCCGTCAGCGTAACTTGTAATGTTTAAAGCTTCTTCGTTAGTAATTAAATTTAACTGATCTTTATAGTCACGACGTAACTTAATCATGTTGTTAAGATGTGTCTGCTCTAAAGCTTCTGTAGCTTGGTTTTTTTGCTCTTGAGTAAACGCGCCGTTATCAGCAAAGGTCTTCTGTAAGGCGGCGTACTCTAACTCATAGTTAGTTTGTTGCTGTAATTTTTGTTTATTAAAAAGGTCTTCGACGCTTGCCACATCTCTAGCGCGGTTAACTCTATCTTGCGCTAAAACTATCTCGCTCGCTTGCTGAGCTTTATCTAACTCAGCTAATTTAGCTGCGGCATTACGTCTAGCTTCGAGTATCGCCTGATCGGCGGTATCGTCGCGAGGCGCTTTAGCTTTAGCGTTTTGTAACTGAGTAGCCGCAAGCTGACCGAGCTTACGTCTAACTTCGTCGTATGACTGTATCTGATCTTTAATGACGATTAAATTAGCTTTTAAAGTAGCGCCGTAACCTAAGTTAGCCGCAGTACCTATGCTCGCTAATTCTTCAGTGTACTTACTTTGTTTAGCTCTTAATATTTCAATACGTTTAGTAATCTCTTCGACCGAGTCAGCGGGCTGAGAGCGTTTAAGTGTTTCAGATATTGATTTAATAGCGCCCGTTGCGGCTTCTGCTAAACCTTGAAATACTTGACCTAATTTAGAGTTAGCTATCTTTAAAAACTCGTCTTCTAAATCTTTAAGAGCTACCTTAAGCTGAGTGTACGCACTGATAGAGCCTGCTTTAGCAGACACACCTGCGAAACGGTCTTCAGCCGCCGATAAAATAGCGCTTAAGCGGGCTTGTTCTTTCTGAGACTCTGTTAATAAAGCGGGTATAGTGCCTTGAGCTTTAGCGTACTTCTTAACCGCAGTCTCAAGATTTAAGTAAAGACCTATATCTCTAAGCGTGCGAGAGCTACCCGTCTCAGCGGCATTAATGATCTTGCCTGCGTTTTCTAAAATATCGCCGCCGAAAACCTGATAAGACTTTCTAGCTGCGACGATAACTTCAGGTAACGCTTTAGCCGAGTTACCAAGCTTTACGAAAGCTTCAGAAGCAAAGGCTAAGGCGTCGGTATCGTCCACAAAACCTTTTAAGGCGTCTCGTAGTTTACCACTAAACGACTCTGAAGCTATGCCGACCTGAGTAGATAAAGCCTGAAAGCGGCCTTCAATTTTTTGTATCTTTTCGCCCGCAAGTACGACGTCTAAAGTTTCAGTGAAAGCTTTTTTAAGTACGTTAAGACCCGTTTGTACTAAAAGTACTGCGGCGTTTATATCGGCTAAACTTTGAATAGCATTAAAGCCCGCGCCTTTCGGTACGTCCACATTAAGCGGTATCGCCTCGAACTCTTTAGCCTGCTTAGCGAAAGCTTCTTCAAAAACTGAAGCGCTCTCAGCCGCAGACTTTTTAACGCCGCTTGGGTTAGTAAGTGCGTTTAGGGCCTGATCTATGTTTTGTTTTACTGAAGCCTTATAAATTTGATTTTGTCGTTCAAAGGCTTGCTGAAATACGTCAGCCGACTCTTTAGCCGACTTACGCGCTACGCCCGTGGCCTCATTAGTTAACTTCTCGATAGTTGATTTTATGACTTGCTCTTGCTGAGCAAAGGCCGACTCGAAAGCTATAGCTGAAGACTTAGCTGATTTAGTACCGCGCTCGTCGACAAGACCCCACGCAGTCTCTACCGACCTATCGCTTATCTCTAGCTCTAAACTTATTTTATTATCGTTTGCCACTAAATCGCCCCTTAAGTTTCATTAAGAAACTATCTTTTAAGTCGACGGCGTTACTCTCACCTGAATTATATATGTATGTGGGGTACGCCGTACTTTTAAGCTTCGAGTCGAAGGCTTCACGGTCTATCTGCTTCATATTCGTATAACAGAAGGCTCTTATCAAGCTTAAAGTCTCTTGTGCTTCGAGTACGTCAATGGCTTGCCATAAAGTTTGCTTGCGGCGGGCGCTCATTCGACTTAGGTCAGTGACGCTTAAGCCGTGATAAAATCTCAGTAGCTTAGCGTCGACGATATCTTTTAGGTCTAGTTTTTTTTTGAGCCGATAGCGTAGCCGAAAAGGGCCACAATATTTTTAGACGAGAGCTTATCAAGCTTCTCTAAAGGTAAACCTAAGTTAACTAAAAAGTTTTTATAGATAGAGTTAGGGTGTACGGGTGAGCTTTCAGGGTCATATTCTTTAAACTGAGTACTTACTTCTTCTTCTTCTTTGCAAGTAGGCGCTCTAAACTCTAGCTCTTCGCCTAAGATTTTAACTTTTAACGTCTCTTGCTCGATTACAAAAATATCTGACATAGTCTGCCCCTTGGTAATAAAAAAAGCCCTAAGATTACTCTTAAGGCTTTAAGTTATTCACATATCTAAGTCAGTGGCAAGCTTATGTTAAAGTTTGTGACCCGTCGCCGATAAACCAGAAAGAGATACGGCTATCAATGTCTTGATTAGGGTAAACTTTAAACACTACAGGTAGCTTTAAAACTTCTTCGCCGCTAAAGTCAATGCCCTCAAGATTAGGCATAGATTTAGGGAAATTCATATCTTCTGACTTATCGCCTGCTAATAAACGCTTAGGGTGTAAGCGTAACTTAGAAGCGTACTTAAACATGTTTTCAAACATCTTGTAAGTACCCATGCCGAAAAGCTCAGTACCACCGTCAGGTATAAAGCTGTTATTAGACTTAACTAATATATTTTTAAGCTTAGCTTTAACAGTTTCTAAAAGTGCTAAAGAAACTTCGACGCCCTCTACGCCCGTTTTTAACTGAGCGATAGGCACCGTACCGTTTTCATGTGCTTTAACTTCGACGAAAGTTTCTTTAAACTTAACAGAGATAGAGCCGTCAACCGCGCCGATCTCTTGCTCTAACTCACCTTGTACAAGTAACTGAAAACCGAAGTTAGTTACTTTTAAAGGGTTTTTAGCGTCGTGAGAAGCGGGTGCGTACCCTTTAACAAAGTTTACATAAGTAACTTCGTTATTAGCCGCTACCGCTGAGCTAAATACCGCGCTTAACGCCGACATAGCAGAAGCTAAAGCCGTCGCGTACTCGGCTACAGTGTCAATAGTGCCGCTTGAAATATCTACTTTGTGTAAAGTAGCGTCTGGTAAAGTAGGGGCTACGTCAGTACCCGTAGTATCGAACCAAAATACATGCTTTGAGATAACGCCTAGAGAGTCAGTTACGTAAGTATGAAAGTACTTACCCGCTAAATCGGCTTTCAAAGTCGCAGGACTGATAACGACTTTCTGTTTTTGAAACTTGTCTTCGCCGTAAAATACGATCATAGGCTCAACTTTGATATTCTCTACATTCATTTTAAAACTCCTTTAAAAGTTTGTTTATTTTATTTAAGCAGCGTCGGGGTCTATCATTATCGTACACTCGAAAGTCATATCTAAGTAAGCTACGCTATCGTTTGTAATGTCTAATGATTTCACATCTACGCTAATCGGTAAGACGTTTTTAATGAAGGGCTGACTCAGCCTATTAGTGCTTTTACAGCACTCTTTAGTGATAGTATCGGCATACTGTAGGGCCTTGTCAACCGCAAGCGCGGGCTTCGCGAAGCCCTTAACGAAGACTCTTAAGCGTACTTGGCACCGATAACCTAACGCCGTGTGCGCCGTACCCACATAATTACTCGGTAAAAACTCTAAATGATAAGCTTTATTAAGCTTAGTCGAGGGTATGTTATCGACCGCAAAGGCGTTAGTCCACTCTTCGAGGTCAGGGTGCTTAGTCTTAAGTCTTGCTCTAAAATACGGTAGTAATGTGGTAAAACTCATCTATGCACCAAAGTACCTTCAGCCGTACCGACGTCTTGAGACTGATCGGCTACGCCGTCGTTATTCGTATCAAGAGTAATGCTATAGATTTTACGAGAGTCTATCTCAAGCTTATTATACTTTTCGTACTTCTTAATAAAAACGTCGTCGACTGAGTTACTAAAACTAAGCATAAGGGCCGATAAAGTTTTATAGATAGCCCACTGACGAAGCTCTTTAGTATGTACGATAGACCACTTAGTTAACGCTTGATTATGGTTATCGTAATAGCCTTCTTTAAATAACCAGTCGATAATCTCAGTCTGTACTTTTCTATGCTCAGCTAAAAAGCTTGAGCGCCCGTCAGCGACCCATGACATAATATCTCGCTCACGTATCATAAGCTCAGAGTCAGACGCGAAAAGTCTATCAGACTCAGGCGTAAAAACTTTAATATGCTTAGTTAAAGTAGCCGACTCAGGGGCCGACGTAGCTACGGTTAACGTAATTACTTTAATAGAAAACTCTACGGGTAAAGACTTTAAAATATCTTTATCGTAAAAGTTTAATAGAGATAAAAGGCAAGCGGGCTCTTTATTCAAGAGCAGCTTAATAGGTAGAGAGGGGCTAAGGGTGATACGGTTATTCACATCTACTGTAAAATTAACCGTCAAGGGCGAAGCGACCGCTTCGATAGTATTTTTAGCCGCCGTTAATAAATTTGCAAGTGAGTAAGTACCGTTAGGGACTAAAGCCCTGTAGGCCACTTGCTCGACTTCAAAGTTAATAGCATTATTATATTCGTCAATGTCAAAATTTTGACTTGTAAAAACCCAGTCTAAAAACCAAGCGCTAGAGTCAGCGTCATAAATCTCAATGTCAGCGGCGTCTAAGCCTGCTTTAATTTTAACCGAGTTAATGTCACCCGCTACGCCGCCTTTAGCTTTGATAGTCTTAGTAGCGTCAAAGCGTGTTAGGTCGTTAGTCTGTACGCTCTCTTCTAAATTTAAAATCGGTATAATCATATTACCTTCTTAGCTCTAAGATGACTTCAAAGTCTTCGCAGTCTCTTAGCATATCAGGGGTTAAGTTTCTTCTTTCAGCTATTAACGCTTCAAAGTTTTTAAATCGCAAGTTATAGTCTGATTCTGACATACAGTGACGAAGTGAAACTCTAATCAGTTCGATACACGACACTTCAGACTCGTCTTTTAAGTTAAAAAAAGTATCATAGCGGGCGCCGACTTTACTTTTAGCGACCTCTACAAACTTTTTAGAAAACATAGACCACTCAGTATGTGTAAGCTTTGACGGCACTAATCCTGCGGCGGCGTCAGCGTTAAACACATTATCAAAATAATTAAAAACGACGCCTTGGGCGACCGCTTCGATAAAAGTATCACTATCAGCGTTTAAAAACGCATGAGAGTAGTAACCTAAGCGGGGTTTTTGACCTTTTCGGCCTTCTCTGTAGTATGCCATAAGCGCAAGTACGTAGTCAGAAAAGACGATTAAGTACGTAGTTAAATGAGTATCTCTTCGAGTAACCCATAAATACGTACCTTGCTCGCATAAATCTCTGATCATGTCGCGGTCTTTAGGCTGTAAGTCATACTCGCGGCCCGTAAGTAAGTACTTTAAACGGGTCCACTTAAAAGGGCTTATAATTTTAAAACTAATAAACTCGATAAGTGCCCGTAAAATCATAATAAAATCTTGTGTAAGAAGTAGTTAATCTTAACAGTTACGTCAGTCGCTACGCACGTATTCTTATACGTCACTCGAAGCTTAAGGCCCGCAGGTATTTTAGCAGGGTAACCCATATCGCGAGTAAAACTTGAGGCATACCAGTCGATAAACTGATTAACTACCGTCGTGCCGCTTACGACTTTAAACTGTACTTCGTCCATAATACAAGCGCCCGATAAGTCTACTTGTGCTCCTGTTAATAAGTGGTCGTCAGTTAAAGGTAGGTCAATATCCTGAGTCGTATTAGCGGTAACGACCGCCGAGACTTTCTGACCGTTAAAGTTTGATTTAGTCTTTTCGATTACTGACATGCTAGGCGGGTCATAAGTAGACCCTGTAATAGCGAAAGACGTTAAAGAAAGGTATAAAAGCGTAAGTATTACTAAAAGTTTCTTCATTTTATTACTCCTCGGTCCATGTTATGTCGGCGTTAAAAGAACTACCCGTCACTGAAACGCCGTTTAAGTTTATAGCTAAAACTTCATTAGTGCCCCGTAAAGTTATCTCTTGCATACCCGTCAAGTTTGAGAAGTCAAACTTAAGCTCGTCAGGTTGACCCGTAGTCGTACTTACGAAGACTTTTTCAGAGTGCAAAGTAGCTACAGGCGTACCGACGGTCGGGTTGGCCGTATATTGACGTACTACTGCGGTCGCTGCGGCGCTTGTAGAGTCGAAAGGCCCCGAAGTAACTACTGTAGACGTACCGCCCGAGTTAGCAGTAGACCGCTTAATTAAAAGAATACCGACCACGCCCGCAGTAGTTTGAGTACCGTCAAGCGAAATATGTTTAATTTTAATCGTTTTAGTCGCTGAGCCCGTGATAGTAAACACATCGGTATTAGCTACGGCAAACGACGCACCCGTTATAGAAGCCCCATATGTGGCTACTTGTACGGGCTTTGTGGCCCAAGTACCTAACTGTGCTGAGAATATAGTTTGCTGAGCTAAAGAAGCGTTTAAGCCTACGTTAATCGTACCTGAAGTAAAAGCACTCGACCGTATGCGTACAGACGCATAACCGCCGCCCGTAATTAAAACCGTCGACGGCGTTGTTACCGTGAAAGTTTGAGGGTAAGGTGTAGTCGTTTGCACGATATACATAGGTAGTTGATTCCACACACCGCTTGCGTCTTGCCCTTCGGCTACGACCGTACCTACGAAAGTACCCGCAATATTAGCGCTAATCGTGTACGCCCCTTGAGCGTTAACTAAAACCGCGCCGTTAAGTGCTGAGATAGAGCCCGTAGCGATAGTATCGGTCGATTGAGCGCCCGTATTAGCCGCTATTGTATTTAACGACGTAATCATAGTAGATTGATTAGCTGCGGTACTTACGCCTGTAGTGTTAGAAGCGATAGTACTAAGTGAGCTATTACCGCTAGTTTGTAAAGCTGAAGTCGCGCCGCCCGCCACGCTTGTAGCGATAGTACCCGCAAGTTTTGAGTTAATCGCTGATAATGTGGTATCAGCCGAAGCTTGCCAAGATGCTAAAGCCGCACCTGAAGCTAAAGGTATTGACGCTAAAGAGACGGGCTGCGTAGCCTGAAAGAAAGCGCCCGTAACAGCTAACGAAGCGTTAGCCACATTAACCGAAGGCGTACCGCTGATACTTACGCTTGATAAAGGCGTTAAAGTACTTAGTTGAGATGCCGTAAGTACGACGGGCACTGAGGCGGCATTTAAAGCTTGACCTAGCGCGGGCGTTTTAGCGTTTAACGCCGATAAAGTCGCGTCAGAAGACGCTTGCCAAGATGCTAAAGCCGCACCTGAAGCTAAAGGTATTGACGCTAAAGAAACGGGTAGCGTGCTAATATAGCTCGTACCGTCGCTTAATCTAACCCCTAACGGGTTAGTGTTACTAACGGGCGAGCCGTTAGACGTTACATCTACACTATCTAAGTACGTAGCGTTAGCATTTAAAGCTAACGTAAGTACCATTAAAATTTTTATTAAACTATCCACCATAAGCCCCCTTCAGACCTAAGCGTTACGCTCTGTTTTTTACCACCGCGTAACACTAAATTAGCGTTACCGTCGATAGTTTGCCCCGATATGCCTGTTATAGTCATATCACCTGAGCTTGTGTTTTTTATATTACGTTCTTTCGTGTTACTTGTAGCGTCTGGTAAAGTTACTACTTGAGCTAAAGCCCCAAAGCCCCTAAAAAAGTCTTCGTCTGTTATAGTGTACGTACTTAAACTCGAAGAGTTAGACACATTAGCCGACGGCCTAAAAGGCACTACAGTACCCGCCGAGTCTTTCGATTTAGTAATACCGTCGGCGATATCTACAAAAATATTGACTTTGCCTGCGGCGGCATTAGGTACGCTCGACGCAGCTACGGCGGTCTGTACAATGTAACTGCTCATATAACCTCTAATCTACCTTCGACTATCAATACACCGTCATTCATAAAAGGGCCTGTAATTACAGACGATACGCCCGTAGGTATTGTGTAAGTCTCGGTCGAATTAACTTGATATTTTTGATAACCTGAAGAGCCCGCACCCGCGCCCCTGATAGTATCAGACGCAGGCACCTGCGCTATTTTACCGTCAATGAGAGCGAGTGCTATACGTTCCATTATGCTAACACTACTACGTCGTCGATATCAGTATTAATTTCAGTCGCCGATACGGCTACGCCTAAAAATTGTGAGATAGTCGCGCCGCCTGCGAAAGTAGGGGGCGTAGATGTTACGCCGCCTGCTACGTCAAGGTATTGACGTTCGCCTGATACTAGACCAGTAAGCGCCGTGTTAGCAGCCTCAAAGTAAACTAGGCCATTAGAGCCGCTTGTTACGCTTGCTAATACCCACCCGTGCGCCTCGCGCCCGTTAGAGTTATCGGCAAGTCTAATTTTAGCTACGCCTGCGTCGTCATAGATATTAACGTACTTACCCGCTGAGATATTCTCAGAAGCTAAGATAGACTTAACGTCTGCGCCGATACCTACGGGCATCATTGACTCGTCAATGCGGCCTGTAGAGTTTAACGCTACGACTTTACCTGCGTCGCCCGCGCCCGCTGATACATCTTTAGCGGGTACTTGTGTGATTTTACCGTTTACTAGTTCTAAAACTCTTTGTGTTGACATGCTTCTATCCTTTGTTTTTTGTTAAAGAGCTATTGGCTCTTGTATGTTAATGAAAATTTGACCTACGCCTTGAGCTACCGCTACCAGTGTGCGAAAGCCGACTGTAGGGGCGACGTCAGTAAGTACGCCATTAGCGCCCACATATAATTGAGTACCTGACGCCCAAGTAAAACTTGTGTCGCGTAAGGTGCCGCTCGTTTGTATCTGTACTGACTCGTTAATGTTAGCCGCTGTTACCGCTATGCCAAAGACTGAAGCTTCTAAAAAGCTTACATTATCTTGTGCTTTAGCTATGTTGTTAGCGTCGACTGAGTATAAGCACTTTAAAGCGCTTATCGTTTCGGAAGCGTTGCGGGCTTCTAAGTTAGAAGCTGAGCCGCCCCCGCCGCTTGTGGGGTTCATAAGCCATACTTGTAGGGCATAGTCACGCTTAGCGGTGCCGCCCGAGAGTAAGTCTCGCGCAGCTTTTCTTATGACCTCTAAACCGTGGTCGTCTACGTTAGGCATTTATAAACTCCTTAAGCCCGAAGGCTATAAATATTAAAGAAGTTAGTTAGTGTATGTACTAACCGTTAACTAAAGAGCCTGTAGCTACTGCGGCTACATGCCCGTCAGCGCTAGAAAGACCCGTATTAAGACTTGTTACCGTGCTCGCAGGACTTGGGTGATACGTCATTACTTACCGCCTTTGTTAGATTTAACTTCTGCTTTAGGTGCTTCTTCGTTAGCTTCTGCGGCTCTTGCCGCTTTCATTTTTAACATAGCTGCGCGTAACTCTTCGCGGCCCTTTAACTCGATAGCACATGCTTCTTTATACTCTTTAGAAGTATTCTTAGAAGCTAACTGAGCTTTAAGCATTTTTTGTGAAGCGTGCTTAATCTCGTTAAACGACATTTCAAGTTTCATAGCTTCGTGCGCCTCGAAAGACGTCATTTCTTTTTTAGACTTTACTTCTGACATAATAAATCGCTTTCTGACCTATCTTGTTTTTACCTACGGCTATCTCGCCGCTTGCTATGTCTGACTTTTTATCGTCAGGTATAAACCACAAAAACCAGTACGGGCCTAAATTGTTAATAGTTTTAATCTCTATGCGGTCGCCCAAAGTATCACAAAATAGCGTAAGTACGTCAGCTTCTTTAGCTTTCACATATCTTAGTCTAGTCGTTTGTGGTATCATGGGTACGTACTCCTTAAATTAAAAAGGGCGCCTTTTTACAGCGCCCCTCTACCCTATCAGCTTACGCAGTCGGGGCTTTCTTTTTATTAAACAGTAGTTGTAACTACACGCTTGTTATCAAGCTGCTTCATACCTAAAAGAGTAGTACAGTTTACACGCATACCACGCTTACCGATAACGCCAAGGTCGAACTCTTTAACTTCGATACCTTTCTGAGAAGCCATTGTGAAATACGACTTATGAAAGTCATATACTGTAGACCCTACTACAGTCGTGAAGTGAGGCATAAAACCTGCTAACTGAGCAGGTAACTCACCTGTAACTAAAGGCGAGCCTGAAGCTACGAAGTCAGAAGACGTAAAGCCCGTGATATTAAAAATATCATTTAATGGCCCCGCGCCTAAGATTTTATGACGGTCAGCCATAGGCACTTTAGCGTTATCTAAAAGCTCTTTAGAAGCTAAGATATCAGCTAGAGCGTAAGTACCCGCTGTTACCGCTAACAATGTGTGGTCAGGCGCAGCCGCCGACGGCACTGTTAAAGAGATAATCAAAGACTGAATCTTTTTTTGAATAGAGTAGATAGCTAAAGACTTAAGCTTTTCTACGAAAGGTAAAGACTGTAATTTAGCTTTATCGGTGATGATAAAGTCTTTCACAAGCTGCTTGTTAATTACAAGTTGTTGACCTGTAATCGTAACAGCTTCAGCGTCGTTAGCCGCGTCTTCAGTCGGTAACTCGCCCGCTTCTGCGAACTCAGGGATAGAAGAGATATTAACAGTATCACCTAGCGCTTGAATTTCGCCTTCGTAATCTTTAGAGATTAAAGACTCGAAAGGTAACTCTGCTAAGAGTACGTCATAATAATTCTTTGACCAGATTTCAGGTACGATAACACTTGTCTCGTTCGATGCTCTCATAGGTGCGTCAGCCATAGTAAAACTCCTTTAAAAGTTTGTAGGTCAGGATTAGCCCTGACCTTTATATTGTCTAATCATTTTTTCGTATGCGGCTTTGTCTGAGTCAGACTTGCTTTTCGACCACTTCTCTTGTGCGGCTATAACCATGTCTAGAGACACATTACCGTTAGGCGGGTTAGAGCCCCCTTGAGGGGTCATCGGGTTTACGTTAGGCACGTCACCTGTAAACCAGTTAGGGCGTAATCGCTTTAGATTACCGATAGCCGCAGCGGCGCCGCTGACTACCACCTTACCGTTAGCTAAAGTCTCGGTCGTAACGTCGGCGAAGTCAAGTAGCTCTAAGTCTGGTATTGAAACGGGGTTAATGCCAAGCTTTACGGCTTCAGCCGCGAGTACTTTGTACTTCTCTTGGGCTACGATAGCGTTTTTTATACGAGCGTTTTCGGCGCGTAAGTTATTAGCCTCAGTTTCATTTAATTCGGCTAAGCCTTTCCAGTCGTCTTTCGATTTAAGCCCTTGCGCTTTCGCGTCGGCTAATTCTCGCTCTAACTGCTCTCGTCTTTGCCTCTCAAGTACCGTCTGTTTTCGGGCCTCGGCGACTTCGTCGACGATAGGCTCAGTCGGCGGTACGTTAGTAGCGGGTGGGGTAGTGTTTTCGTTATTATCAGCCATAGTCTGACTCCTTAGTTATGGGTTATCTTTTTTTAGTAGATAGTATGCTTGCGATTTTACGGGCGTAAATATCTTTTAATCGACGCAGTACGCTAATTTTAAAGGTCTCACCCTGTAAAGGTATGAAACGGCGGGCGGCGATACTCTCAGTACCCACATTATTAGCTTCGGCCCGTACCTTTACGTCTTCGGGCGCGTATGAAGGTATGCCAAGGCGTAAGATATTTTTACCGATAGCGTAGGCTTTATAATATGAAAGCATGACGCCACTTAAATATAAGTTAACGGGCGTTTTAGATTTTAGTTTATCGGGGTAGCTCTTTGGGTCTTTGTACTTACGAAAGCGTCTTGACCCTTCGTAACTATCGACGGGGCTCGTACCTGAAGCTATCAAAGGCTTAATCGTTTGCTCAATGACGTCATTTTGTACGGCGTTTACTAACTCGTCGTCGACTAAGTTATTAGCTAACAAAGTTTTTATGTCGACGGTGCGGGGTATTTTTACTTTTAGTTTAAACATTTAAAACTTCAGTAGGTCGTATAGACCTTGCTCACTTAAAAATTGTGTAAGCTCTTGGTTACGTATGACGGCTAAGTTAATCTCTGAGCGTGTGTTAAGACCTAAAACATCTCTAAGCTTAGCGTAAAGCTCTGAAGTACTCGATATGTCATTAAATTGTGAAGGCTTAAAGGTCATCTCTTCGGCGATTATGTCAGCTTTTATGCGTGCTATCTCAGTAAGTACGCTACGCTTATACGTCTCGCCTTCGTCTGGTAGAAACTGACGCTTAGTTAGCTTTGAGCGGCCTGATAGGTTATTATGCCCGTCGGCGGCACCTGCTCGCTCGCCGTACACACCTATATTAAGTGTATCAGACGCCACAAAATCAAGCTCGTCTTTCATAGTGCCCTCGGCTTCTAAGTTAGGGCGCCTGTTACCGACTTCTCGCTGTTTAATTTTAGCGTATTCTTTAGAGAGGGGCTTAAAACTACCTTGCCCCGCTACGGGGCTTTGCTGCTTTTCAATACTGATAAGAGTCTGCTCGACAAGATACTCGCCGACGGCTTCGTTAACGAGCTTTTTTACTCGCTTCGGTAGCTTCTGACCTTCAAATAAGTCAATATCTACCGAAGTCTCGCCGTCATTTATATTCTTACCGATTACTTTCAAAGTACTTACCCTTATAGTTTGTTAACGTCTGAGTTAAGTTTCTTACCGACCTTCTTTTTAACGTCAGGTACGGGCGGCTTATTAGGCTGTATGGGTGCTGCATTAGGGTCTTGAGCTACAGGGTTACCGTTAGCGTCCACTTGTGGGGGCGCATTAGGGTCTATCGGGTTACCGTTAACGTCAGTCTGTACGTTAAGGCCCGCGTCTTGCTGAGCTTGCATCTCTAAGACCTTCTCTTCTATCTCTTGCTCGATCATTTTTAAAAGCTTTTCTTCGGCTTGAGTTTCGTCAAGAGTCGGGTCATCTTTCATAATCATAGAGATACGAGTTTCTAGTCCCATTTCACGACGTAACTCTAGTGACTCTAGCTTTTCTTTCTCAGTCATAATAGGACTTGCGTCGTTAAATTTTACCGTGAAGTTTTCTTCAAAGCCGTCAGGTAGGACTAAATCTTTAAAGTCGTCGTCGAGTTTATCGCCGTAAGCTTTAAGCGTTTCGTTAATCGCTTTAATGATACATAGCTCGTTATCTAAAAATACTTGGCGCTGATCGTGTACGTCTTCTAATGACTCAGCCATGTCTAAGATTAAAGCTATACCTGACGCAAAGCTCGTACCGCCTTTAAGCTGCGTACTTACGCCTGAAGTACTTAAGTTATTAGTCGTTAAGTATAGGGCTATGTACATCTCGATAAGAGAGCGTAAAGCGTCTAGCTGCGGGTTAGCTGATAAGAAGCCAAGCTCAGGTTTAGCTTGCTGCTCAGAGCCTTTGTACTCCACAAGTATAGACTTCGTAACGCCGACTTTAATTACTCTAGGTAAGTTTTCGCCCGTCATATAAAACTGACCGTAACCTTGGGTCACGCCTACGTGTGTGGTATGCGTAATTACGCCATTAAGTAAGATAGCGCCGTCGATTAAATCGTTACCGCCTTGAGCCCAAAATGAGCCGTCCTGATCTATGGCAAAGTTAATATGACTGAAATGTTTATTAAGCGGGTTAGCGGTATCTTTTTTACCTAGCTCGTCTGCTATAATCTCGCCGTTATTATCGGTCGTAAAATGAAACGATTTAGACCACCACACATAATGCTTATTAGAAGGGTTAGCGCCCTTATCTTGAGGGCTATTAGCTATCGTCTGATCTATGTTATCGGCCCTTACGCCCGCAGGCGGCGCAAGCGGTAACACTTTCGTACTACGAGAGTCTAAGTCCATAAGGTCAGTACTTGGGTGAGTATAGTCTGATAATACAATAGCTAAAGCCGTCGTGCGGTCGTAGCCACTCTCAAGAGCGTCATATAGATACGGCTGAAGTACGTCTAACGTGATACGGTACTTAGGTACGTCTGAGCCGCCCTCATAATGTGGGTAAGGCTTAACGAAAAGGTCGATATTTTTTTGTAGTTTTAAAAAACGATTAGTCGACTTTAAAGTCTCATTAAGTTTAAAAACCTTTTCAATCTTTTTAAGCTTTGCGGTCGCTTCTTCGTCGCCTGAAATACAGCGCTCGACGCCGTTCGAGTACACGCGAGCGAGCTTATCGACTACTTTTCTAACGAAGCTGATATTAGATAAAGCGTATCTCATCTCGTTAACAGTATTCTGCTCAAACTGACGTAGTAAGTAATTCATAACGTAATGATTAGTCATATCTTTGTAGCATTGATAGCGTTTAAAAGCTTCGTACTTACGTGTACGATTCTCTTGACCTTCTATCTCTTGAATAATTTTAGCGCGTTTTAATGGGTCTAGTATGTCAGACTCTCTAGTTAATTTCATTTTAAGCCCCTATCTGATTACAGTTTGTAAAGTACCTTTAGCATTACCGCTAAAAGGGTATAGTATGTCGCACATATAGTCTAACCCGTCAGAGTAATGCGTCAAGTTAGGGTTATCTTTGAGCTTCTCAAGCGTTATTTTATCTTGCTCGACGCCTACAAAGTCTTTTCTGATACCTGTACACTTTATCGAATTAAATTTAATTATGCCCTTATCAAGTAGGTTATTCACATTAAGCTGACGCTTTCTGAAGTCGGGCGCCGCAGGTCTAAAACGCGTTTCGTAGCCCGCATTACGTAATACTGTAATATCAGGTAAGCCTTTAGTCGAGCGTGCTTTACCTGCGGGGTCAGGATAGATAATTGAATTATTAGGCGTGAAGCCTCGGGCTTGCATAGCATCTACCATGTTAACGGTCGAGTAACCTTGCTTACCTTTTAGCTCTATCTGATCTAAACCATAGAGCCCGTACCCGTCATAGCCCCATATCGTCGCGCAGAAAGGGTCGACGTTAAAGTCCATACTGATATGAAACGATTGATAGTCGTTAAGCTGTAAAGTGTCGTCATGGTTTTTTGTGGGGTCGTAAGAGTAATAAAAAAGACTTTCGCTCATGTTGACCCATAAGCCTTGTCGGTACGCCTCTAACATTTTTGTATCGTAAGAAGCCTCTAAGTTATCTATATAAAAGTCACCTAAGTTATGTAAGTTATCGTCAGTGCTACCGTAGATAATACGAAAGCCACGCGGCGGGTTTTCTATCATATATTCGTAGTACTCTGATATGTGGCCCTCGGGCGTACCCGAAGAAACTATCATAGGGCAAGGTGCCGACTTGATACGTACACGACCGATAGCTTCTTTGTATCTCACAAGTGGCATAAGAGTAACTTCGTTAAGGCCGCAGTAAGCCCAATTTTGACCCCTGATAGGCTTTTCGGCTGTTACGACGTAAAGCTTACCGCTAGACCACGGGAATAAAAACCACTTCTCAGTTTGATGAAAGCGGTAGGGTATATTATTAGCATCTAAAATAAATTGAAACTCGGGTAAGATATCTTTTTTAAACTCTGAGTAATCAACTACGACTAAACCGCCCGCCATGTTTTTATTAAGTACAGAAAGCTGTATAAGTTTTTGAGCGAGTGAGTAGGTCTTACCGCCGCCGAAGCCCGTAGATAAGTGTAAAAAGCGACTTGTAATGTCGCTCTGAAATTCTCTTTGGTGCTTATTAGGTATGTACTTTAATTTAAAGTGCTGCACGATAAAAGCCTTAAGGGTTTTATTTTAAAATTTAACACACATAAAGGCTTTATCGTGAGCAGAGTACACATAACTATAACTCTTTGCCGTCGCCGTCAATGAAGGTGAGCGTCGCCCCTTGTGTGTCAGCGAACTCATGCCCGCCGCCGTCGCCGCTAAAGCCTACTTGGTTATCTAATATCTTAAAAAGAGAGTTTTCTTTAACGGTTTTTAGTTGACCGAAAGCGGTTAATCTTAAGGCACGCTTCCAATAGGCCGAAAACGCAGTCGCGCCCACCGCTTTAGCCTCTGCTAACTCAGGGTATGCCTCTACCCATTGTGTTAGCGTATTGGCGCTTATGCCCCATGAGGCCGCTATCTCGTCAGGTGAGTGACCGTTTTGTAGCTGCATAAGCATATCTTTAGAGTGAAAGTCTTTATCATATCCGTTATTAGTTTTATATAAAGCTTTGAGCGCAGGCGGCGGCCCAAAGTAGAAAAGCGGCTGCTCGGGGTCGAGTAGTTCGCCGCTTTGTGCGTCCTTACGCTTATTAACATGTGGCTTTAATGGCTCAGGGGCTACCTTCTTTTTAGGTTTAGCCTTTGTGTTCTTTAATCGAGACTTCGCCTTCATTTATAAGCCCTTCTTCGGCGTATTCATTATCTTTACCGCCCGCTAAAAAGTCTTCAGCTTGCTTTATCGCGTCTGCTTTAGCACGCTCAGCGGCCTTATCTAAGTCGCTCGCGTACATCTCGCCCGCTTCTTTCATTAAAAGCTTAATAAAGAAGTCGGTCATGTCGTAAACCGTGTCTTGCATAGTCTTCTCTTGCAAGACAAGGCCACGGCCCACACATATCTTATCAGCTTGGGCGAACTCTAAGCAAAGCCGCTCTAAAAACAAGTCTAGTCTAGGGTGCTTTTCGCGGTTTATGTTTAAAAGTTTATCTTTGAGGTCACTTGGCGCCGTCGGGTGTAACTTAACAGCCTCGTTAAACCAAGTACGTACCCTACTTTTTAGCGTCAGGTCCACTTGTGGCCTCTGCTTTCTTCGTCGGTACGTCCTCTACTAATGAGTTAAATAAAAGTGAATTAAGGTGCGCCTGTAGTTGAGCCGTAAGTAGTGCAAGCTCTTCTATCGTAACTGTAGACATTACGATATTATTAGGCTCACCTTTTTTAGCTAGACACAAAATCACGACGCCTTCGCAGGCGTCCCAAGGCATAATAGAAGCCACTTGAGCAGGCTTCAAAGTTCTTATGGTGTTTTCGTTTAGCATATTAAAAACCTTTTCTTTTTAAAGCCCGTCGTATGATTACGTTAATAAAGCTCTCGCTATATCCTGCGGCTAAGTAGGCTTTTTTTATGTCGGGGTAGTTTTTTACGGGCTCAGCGGCGATAAGGCCCACTAACTCAGGGTTAAAGTCGCATACTATAAGAGTACCCATATTATCGCTCTACTACGCCCGCGATAGGGGCTACTTTGCTCTCTACCATAGCGATAACGCTTGCGGCTTCAGTGTTAGACGTAGAAGTAATAATTTTACTTGAGCGTAAGTACTCTACTTCGTGAGTATGTTTATCATACTTATTAGCAGGTACGGGCGCTTGTACTTTGAGGCCCGTTTCGGGGTCTTCACGCATACCCATAACCATAGGGCCACTTACTGAGATAATCTCAGGGCTATTGCCTTCTTCTTCGGGCGCTGACCACTCGATAACGTGAAAGTGACCGCCGATAGGTACGCTGTAAGTTAAGCGTTTACCTGACTTATCATAAGTGCGAAAAGGGTGCGTGTGGGGCCATGAGGTAAACTCATTAGCTTGTCTTGTAGGGTGGGCGTTTTCGGTCGCGCCGCTATCATGCTTAATAACGTCAGCGGGTAAAAGCTTAAAAAGATCGGTCATAATCTCTTTAGTGCCTGTAAAATTACGTCTCTTTGTAGGGGTTTTAGCGCTTGATTTAGCGTTTTGTGCTACTGCGCCTTGAGGTCTTCTTTGTACGTTTTCGTTAGCCATAGTCTGACTCCTTTAAAATGATTTAAAGGTAGCCTTTTGTAAAAGTTACAAAGATGCAAGTAATTTTTTATTTAGAGGGGCATGACTCAATACGGCAAGAGTGGCCCGTAAACGCACGCGCTGAGCTTCTGTTAAGTGTGGCTGAGCTAAATAGAAAGTAAGGGCATTAACTAAATCGTCGTTTGCCCGCATAGAGTTTAGAGCCTGTAGCTCTTTATTTATACTTATTTGATTACGCTTTTTAAGCTTCGTCATGGCTTGCACATACATATAGTAGTGACGTGCAAGTCCCAAGGGTAGTCTAGTTTTTAAAGTTTCTTCTTTGGTTTTAAAAGGCCGCCGCAGCAAGGGCAAACGAAGTACCCTGAAGCGTCGGTCAATGTATATCTGATTAGTTCTTTAACGTCTATGCCTAGCATCTCTAAGCGCTTAACGACTACCTCGTCAACTACCGCACTTACGGGCACTCGCTTAGGTGTAATTTTAATACCGTGTGGCTTCATTTAAGTTTGCCTCTATGCAACGCCCAAAAATCGGCGTTACTAAGGTACTTACGCTTATAGTCTAATGCCTTTAACATAAAAAAGATATTAGAGCACATAAGCAGTAACACGCATACTATAAGAGCGGCTTTATCGTACATAGTCAGACCTCGGCTCGTTATCGTACCCTATGACTATCTCTTGGTTAGAAAGGCGCTCATACTCATCTTGATCGGATATTGATAACTCTTTGTCGCCGTAAACGGCTTCGGTATGTAAAACCTCTAGCCTTTTTAAATCTCTTAATAAATCTATAAGCTTTATTTTTTTAAGTGGCTGTACATACGTAGCCATGTGGTTACTCCTTATGTCTATTGTTTTTAATATCTTTTAAGCCTTCTATCACGTCGACACGGTCCATAACAGTAGTATTAACGTCTAAGAAGTTTTTACTTACAAGCTCTAACCAGTCTTCAAGCCTCATAGTCACTAAAGGCGGCTCGCCGTCGCCCGCTGCGATAAGTACGGGTATCTCGTCACCTTTGTACTTAACTTCGTTAATCGTATTCATAGGTACGTACTTCTTAGTCTTCTTACACTGTATCTTGTAGCGCCCCGTCTCAGCTATATCTATGCCTAAAGCGTTGTTTATCTGAAACTCTAACTGACGGTGAGCTTTCGTGTAGCCGATCATACGCATAGCGGCTGCGATATAACGCTCGAAAGCAAAGCCTTTCGCTCTCACGTTTATTCTTTTAGACATGTGTTACCCCTTTATGGGGTAGAGTTAACCACATTATTATAATGTATCAAGTTAAATCGTAGGCCGCTCGGCCATAAGCGGCGCCCCTGAAAACTTAGTATGTACGCTTAAAACCCCTAAAAACACGTTAAAGTATGTACGCTAAGCCCTATTTAGCCCGTTTTATCCTAAATGCCTACGTTTTAAGCTGGCCCTAGTGCTGTCCCAAGTCCTTTTTAAATCGTTATGAAGTTTCTTTAATGATTACACATACTTAGGGCTGGCCCAAGTGGACCAAGCATTTTCGTATGTTGGCTGTATAGGATATATACGCTATATGCCTACATAATAGGCATAATCTATATAGCTATATAGTAGCTATAATATAACTATTAGTTAACTATATATATTATATAGGACACTTGGGACAGTATAGATAAGTATATGAAACTACTAAAGAATAACGGCCCGTGCTCATTTAAGTACTAGGGCCAAAACTAGGGACAGCTAGGGACAGATACATACCCTTAAAGGGTAATAAGCGTACATACAAAACCTAGTTAGGTTTACCCCCTATTGACATAAGCGTACATACTCAAGTACCTTAAACGGTATGAATAACCTACCCCAAGGCCGCATTATAAAGCGCCGCTACCGTATGACTAAATCAGTCCTAGAGTCTATCTACTCATGCTATAAGCGCGGCATCTCGATTAAAGATATAGCCTTTATGCACGCCACTAACATAGTGCAAGTGCGTAGGGCTCTTAAGCGTGTCGACCCGACTATCGACTTTCGTAAACGTAGCCATAACTATAAAGACGAAACGGGTAAGCGGTACGGTCGCTTGTATGTGAAAGCCTTTTACGGGCTTAGAGCCTCTAAGCGTAGTCGCGCTGCGTACTACGTATGTACTTGCGACTGCGGTAACTCTTTACTTGTAGCGGGCTATCAACTACGCTTCGGGCAAACGAAGTCTTGCGGCTGCTTACGCCGTAAGATAGCCATAACCCCGAAGGAGTAACCTTATGAGACCTACAAGTAAAACCGTATCTATGGGTATTCATACGCCCGAAGAGTTTAAAGCTTTTAGAGACCGTATCAATCTATACCAAAGAGATAAGCGAGAAGCTAACTCAGGGCTTTATACAAAGAAGTACGAGAAGACTAAAAAAGGTTTTATCGTCAGGCTTTACCGTAATATGAAGTCACGTATAGAAGGTGTACAGAAGCTTAAGCACCACTTATATAAAGGTAAGTGCTTAATGAGTAAAGAAGACTTTTACTCTTGGGCTATTACGTCTAAGAAGTTTCACACATTATTTAAACATTACAAAGATAGCGGGTACTTACATAGGTTAGCCCCTTCAGTAGACCGCATTGACTCTAAGGTAGGTTACCGAGTAGATAACATAGAGTGGGTAACTCAAGCGGTTAACAGTGCTCGTAGCACTAGAAAGAAGAGTGTATGAAATTTAAAGTATATGCCGATACTCATATCTTTAGTCCGATAGAGATAATGAAGGCCGAGGTAAGTAATGAGCCCGCAGCCGTCAATACGCTATTCATAGGTGACATTATAGACCTAGCTAACGTAGCTAAAAACCAAGTCGAAGAAGCCCGCGCGGCCTTTAGGTTTTTAGATATGAAGCACGGTGATAATTATATATGCGGTAACCATAGCCGTATGACGACTCAGAATGAGGCCATAATTAGGACTACAGAAAGCGGCACCCGTATAGTTTTTGTACACGGCGATATCGAGGCTAACCCTGATAAGTGGCGTAAGTACCGATCTGAGCCGCACGGGGCGAGTTTATTTAAGCGTAAGTTTATTATACCGTTTATTAAAGAAGCTGAAGCTATTATCGACCGAAAGCTAAAACCTGAAGCCCTAGAGAATATCTTTAAGCTTTGTGAGTCTTATAATTGCAGCGTGTACGTATGCGGGCATTATCACCCTGAGACGGCGCAAGAGATTACCTACAAAGGTAAACGTATTATCGTACTTAAGAGAGGCTTAAATGAGATTGAAATACCGTAAGCGTATTGACGTATTAAAGTTTGCCACATACCTAGCTTTCGGGCTTCTATTTGTGGTAAGCTTGACGTGTACGTTATTACCCATTATATCTAAATAAAAAGGAGTATCTTTATGATTACTACAAGTGCTGTTACTATGAGAGTTAATACGAAAGTGTTACAAGCTATTAAATCAGAAGCTAAGAAGTCAGGTAAGGGCTATCAGACCCTTATCAATGAGCGCTTAGCAAAGGCTACGGGGTTAACTATACCGCCTGTAGTACGTGCGCCGCGAACTGTAAAGAAAGTAACGGCTAAGCCTTTAGTTATTAAAGCAGCTAAGAAGCTAAAGGCCACAAAGCCGAAGAAAGCTTCTAAGGCTAAGAAGTCTGTTAAAGCTAAAAGTAAAAAGAAGTAAGCCGTAGGGCTTAGGTAGAATAGCGCCTTGGCGAAGTGCTAATATGTAATCGCCACTAAGGCCCCTTGCGGGGCCTTTTTTATTTATAAAGTATGATGCCTATAAGGCACGTACATACTAAAGCGCCTATGAAGGCGTCTTTAAAAGCGACGACAAGCTTTTTCTCAGTCCACACAATGTTAATAATCGTGCCTATGATTATATTTATAACGAATAAATTAGCGAGCATTGAATACCCCGAAGAGCCTTTTAGGTTTACTTAACTGCTCTTTAAGTTTCTCGACTTCTTCGGTAAGTACTTCATACTCTAAGAGTACGCGGTCGGCGTAGATGAGCGCCACTTGTGCGGTATGCCCGTAGTCGAAGTACTCTTTAAGTTCTTCGAGTTCGCTCTGCTCTTCAGGTAAAAGAATACCTTTATGACTAAAACTGTAGCGCATAAGTACGTTATAGCGCTCAAGCTTTATGTACTCGTCTTGTAATTTTTCTAGTTTACTCTTCGTCATAGTGAAAACCTTTCACGCTGTTATAAATTTTATAATTAGTATCGCCCCTAATCCACACATAAACTCGGCCCTTTTCGGTACGCCTTCGTATCTTTTTATACTTAAGCTTAGTGAATATCTTTTTAATACGTATCTGAGCCGCGTAGTCGGTCTCTTTAACGCCAAAGCGGGCGCAGAAGGTATCAAAAAACTCACTAAAAATAATCTCGTTAGAGTCCATACCATCTAATATGTCGAGTACGGCGCTTTCAATCTCGTCGACGATAGCTCTATCGTACTGCTCACTTTCAGCTATGGCTTTAACTTTAGGGTCTTCTAAGTAAAGCTTCTCGCCTATCTCATAGTTAAACTTAGCTTCGGCCCAAAGCTGATCGCGGTCAGCTATTAGCGCTTTAAAGTCGACTTGGCCTACGCGTACAGGCCAAAACCTGCGGCCCCCTGTAGGGTCTTTTAAGTACTCTTGGTCGTTAGTCGTACCGATTAAGATACTTTGGCGCGGCACTGTTACGGCCCTGCGGGCGAAAGCTTTACGGTGTGTATCAGACGCTTTAGTTATAAAGTCTTTCATATCGTTTGCACTTGATCTATTCATAGCCGCAAGCTCGCCGACTTCGATAAGCCACTTACCCCGCATAACTTCGATAATGTCTTTATTAGTTACGTCGCCTAGTGAGTCACTAAACCACTCAGGGCTTGCTAAAATCTTTACAGTCGAAGACTTACCGCAGCCTTGAGTACCTTCTAAAATAAGCATGTGGTGAAACTCAGTGCCCGCTCTGTAGATACGAGCGACCGCAGCCGTTAAAGTCTTTCGGCCTACGGCGGCTAAGTAATCTTTATCGCCTTCGGCTTGTAGGTATGTACTAAGCCATGTATCTAAGCGCTCGACGCCGTCCCATTCAAGAGCGTTAAGATAAGTCTGTACGGGGTGAAAAGTATTCTCATTAGCTAAAATTGTTATTATCTCGTTAACGGCATGTGTACTCGTCTCAAGGCCATAGTAGCGCGATAACCAGACTCTAGCGTGCGTGTCGTCGGCGTCCACAAGTTCGCGCCCTATGTCTTTAGCTGAGCCCCAAGGCGGCGCCGCTAAGTAGATCATGCTTTGAGTGAAGGCGTTGTAACCAAAGATACGAGCTTCTTTAAACCCGTGCCTAAGAATAAGCTGTAAGTTATAGGCTGTATTTTTATAAGCGCCTTCTTTACCTTTAAGCTTTGATATCCAAGGCGTTAGCTCTTCTTCTTGTATAAGGGCTTCGGCTTCGCTAAGTATGGCGTCAGTGTCATTAGCGTCAATACCTTTAAAGTCGTTAGCTGCGCTCATGTCAGCACGTACTTTAGCTATCTGTTTAGCGAGCCACTCGGCGGCCTTTTCACGATTACCTCGACCCGCTTCTAAGGGCTTCTCAGATATAAAGTTCTCTTCGTCAGTCATAACCGCCGTTATTTCAGCGTCTTTACACCCTGAGTAGGCGAGCATATTGATAGCACCCATGACGGCCTCAGAGCGCGACTTGTAGCGCTTATCGTAACCTTCGCCGTTAACGATTAGCTGATAGTCAGCTTTCTTTAAATTATAATTATCAGCTAAAGAGTAGTCGTAATCTATATCGGCTGACACATCTTTTAGCTTAGTAAGCTTCTTGTCGCCTAACACAAAGTTAGCGACTAAAGGTATCTGATCTATGTCTTGTAGTTCGCAGTCCCATTCATAAGCTCGGTACGTATCGGGGTGTATCGACGGCGGTAAAACCACTTGTTTACCTTCGCCGTAAACGTCAATCTCCCAAGCGAGCCGCATACGATAACCTTCGTTAAGCTCAGCTTCAGAGAGCCCGCTCATCTTGTCGGCGTCAGTTGGCGGCGTTGAGGGCATAAAGACTTTAACTTTGTGTGAAGACCTTAAAGCTTTAAAGCTTTGCTGCGGTAACTCTGTACGAAAGTAAACGTGACAAGAGCCGCCGCCGCGACCTGAGAGTACACGCGGCGCGTACTCTA